GTTTCTGAATTACAAAAAACTCAATTACTTTTAAGTGAGGAAAAAATAAAATCTAATGCTAAAGATAGTATTATATCTATTAAAGATCAACAAATAGGAATATATAAAGAAAAAGAAATATCATATAAAGATATCATTAGAGAAAAAGATTCTCAATTAGATTTTGAAATGGATATATCTAAAAATTTAGCAAAAGATTTAAGAGCAATAAAACGAAAGAAAACATTTATGTCAATAGCAGGAACTGCTATAATTAGTGGTTTAATATATTTGTATGTAACAAAATAATTTTCATAATATTAAAGTAATAAACCTTGGAGCTTAAAGCTCTGGGGTTTTTTTATTTTTTATATATATTTATATATAAATAAAATATATGGGTGAAGAATTCCCTTCTGTAAATATAAAAGATATAATTAAACAAGAGTATATAAAATGTGCAAGTGATCCGATCTACTTCTTACGTAAATATTGCATGATATCTCACCCAATTCGAGGTAAAATTAATTTTCATTTATATCCATTTCAAGAAAAAGTATTAGATTTATTTAGAAAACATTTATATTCAACTGTTTTAAAATCAAGACAATTAGGAATATCTACTCTAGTAGCCGGATATTCATTATGGTTAATGATATTTAATCAAGATAAAAATATTCTTTGTATAGCAACAAAACAGGAAACAGCTAAGAATATGGTTACCAAGGTTAAATTTATGTTTGAAAATCTTCCATCATGGTTAAAGGGAAATAAAAAACCTTTGGAAGACAATAAACTTTCTCTTAAATTACCCAATGGTTCACAAATCAAAGCAGTTTCAGCTGCTTCTGATGCTGGTAGATCTGAAGCTGTATCATTATTAATTATAGATGAAGCAGCATTTATTGAAGACATTGAAACTATTTGGACTGCAGCACAACAAACCCTTAGTACTGGAGGAGCATGTATTTCTTTATCTACTCCTAATGGGGTTGGTAATTGGTTTCATAATACATGGGTTAAAGCTGAATTAGGAGAAAATAGTTTTGTTCCTATTAGATTACCTTGGACAGTTCATCCAGAAAGAAATCAAGAATGGAGAGATAAACAAGATCAAGATTTAGGACCTAGAATGGCTTCTCAAGAATGTGATGCTTCATTTTTAACATCAGGTAATACTATTGTAGAACCTGATATTTTAAATTTTTATGAAAACACATGGGTAAAGGATCCAGTAGAAAAAAGAGGAATTGGTGGAAATTATTGGATATGGCAATATCCTGATTATTCAAGACAATATTTAATTTGTGCAGATGTTGCAAGAGGAGATGGTTCTGATTTTAGTGCTTTTCATGTAATTGATATAGAAACCTGTGAACAAATTGCTGAATTTAAAGCACAATTAGGAACAAGAGAGTTTGGTCATATTTTAATTAGTGCTGGAATGGAATATAATAAAGCATTAATATCTGTAGAAAATGCTTCTATGGGTTGGGATGTAGTACAAACTATTGTTGAAAGTGGATATTCAAATTTATATTATTCTCCACGTGGATATGATGATTCTGTGAATACTTATATTCATAAATTAGAAACAGATCAAATGGTTCCAGGATTTACAAATTCTCTTAAAATTAGACCTTTACTTATTCCTAAATTAGAAGCATATTTAAGAGATAAAATATTTGTATTTAGATCAAAAAGATTACTCGAGGAATTAAGAACATTAATATGGGATAATGGAAAAGCAAAAGCAGCACAAGGATATAATGATGATTTAGTAATAGCTATTGCTGAAGGATTATATATAAGAGATACAGCAATAAAATATCAACAATATTCTACAGATTTAACTAGGGCATCATTGGGGGGAATAATAAAAACACAAAGTAGTGGTATATATTCAGGTAACAAATATTCAAATCCATATAAAGTAAATTTAGGAAATGGACAAGTTGAGGATATATCATGGGTATTAGGGAAATAATTAAATTTTTAATAATATTTATAATAGATTAAATAACAATAAATGATACAAAAAGATATATTTTCTAGATTAAAAAGATTATTTAGTAATGATGTTATTATCCGAAATATAGGAGGTAATCAATTACGTACAATAGACACAGAACGCATTCAAGCATATGGAAATGTTAAAACAAATTCATTAATAGATAGATTTTCTAGAATTCATAGAACTGGTCAATCTTCATTATATAATCCTACACTTAGTTATCAAACTTTAAGAATTCAATTATATTCTGATTATGAAGCTATGGATACAGATGCTATTATAGCTTCAGCATTAGATATTTTATCAGATGAATGTACTTTAAAAAATGAATCAGGCGAAGTATTACAAATAAGATCAAGTGATGAAACCATTCAAAAAATATTATATAATTTATTTTATGATGTTTTAAATATTGAATTTAATTTATGGACTTGGATTCGTAATATGTGTAAGTATGGAGATTTTTATTTATTTATGCAAATTGCTGAAAAATTTGGAGTTTATAATATAAAACCATTATCTTCATATGATATAATCAGAGAAGAAGGAATGGACCCTAATAACCCTTCATATGTATGTTATAAGTTTGATACAACAACAGGTACAAATTCAAGAAATAATCCTATATTTGCTGAACGTACAAAATTTGAAAGTTATGAAATAGCTCATTTTAGATTATTAGCAGATGCTAATTACTTACCATATGGAAGATCATATATTGAACCAGCTCGTAAAGTATGGAAACAATTAACATTAATGGAAGATGCTATGTTAGTACATCGTATTATGAGAGCACCTGAAAAACGTACTTTTTATGTTGATGTTGGATCAATTCCACCTAATGAAGTGGATGCATATATGCAAAAATTGGTTCAATCAATGAAAAAAACTCCATTTCAAGATCAACAAACTGGTGAATATAATTTAAAATATAATATTCAAAATATATTAGAAGATTTTTATATTCCGGTTAGGGGACAAAATAGTGGTACTAAAATAGATACTGCCAAAGGTTTAGAATATAATGCTATTGAAGACGTAAATTATTTACGTGATAAAATGTTAGCATCTCTAAAAATTCCAAAAGCATTTTTTGGTTATGAAAAAGATTTAACAGGTAAAGCAACATTAGCAGCTGAAGATATTCGTTTTGCTCGTACAATTGAACGTATTCAACGTATTGTAGTTTCTGAATTAACTAAAATTGCTTTAGTGCATTTATATACACAAGGATATGATGGAGAATCATTAACCAATTTTGATTTATCATTAACAACTCCTTCAATTATATATGAACAAGAACGTATATCATTATTTAAAGAAAAAGTAGAGTTAGCTGCAAATATGCAAGCAACAAAATTAATACCTTCAGATTATATTTATGATAAGATATTTCAATTTAGCGAAGATCAATATGATGAAATGCGTGACTTAGTATTAGAAGATAAAAAACGTGAATTTAGATTACAACAAATTGAAACTGAAGGTAATGATCCTTCTAAAACAGGTAAATCATATGGAACTCCTCATGATATTGCAATGTTACAAGGCATTAGTAATGTAACAACCGGAAATAATGATAATATACCTAAAGGATATGATGAAAAAAAACAAGGACGCCCCAAAGAAAAACCATCATTATATAATACACAAGAACATCCATTAGGTAAAGATGTAACAGGAAAAAAAGCAGCATTTGACACTCCTAAACCTAATCCAAATCAACCAGAATTTAAAGGAGGATCTCCATTAGCACTTAATTTTGAATCAACTAAAACGTCATTTATGCAAAATAAAGACATGTTTGCTCGAATTCCTAAAAAACAAATAATATTCGAGGGAGAATCGGATAAACCAGGAATGTTAAGTGAAGAAAACATCAGAGATGAAGATTAATTAATATTTATTAACAACAATATATTAAAAATTTAAATGCGTATCAAACATAAAAATTACCGTAATACTGGCATATTATTTGAATTATTATTGAGACGAATAGCATCTGATGTTATTTCTAATCATGATTCGGTAGCTGTTAATATTACCAAAAAATATTTTAGCAATACAGAATTAGCAAAAGAACATAAATTATATCAAGTTTTAATAAATTCAAGATTATCTGAAAACAAAGCAGATTCATTACTTAATTCAGTGTTAGAAATATCTAAAAAACTAAATAAAACACAATTAAGACGTGATAAATATAATTTATTAAAAGAAATTAAGGAAAATTTTGATATTAATGAATTTTTTAAAACAAAAATAAATCATTATAAAGAATATGCATCTATTTATAATTTATTAGAAGCACATAATTCTACAGAATTTATTGAACCTTCTCAAGTAATTGAAAATAAATGTACATTACTTGAACATATTTCAAAAAGCAATGTTGATGTTAATGCTGTAAAAGATAATGTATTAGAAGAATATGTAGCTATGGATAAAGGTACACGTTTATTAACATATAAATTATTAGTAAATTCATTTAATAAAAAATATTCATCATTAATCCCTGAACAAAAACATGTATTAAAAGAATATATAAATTCAATTTCAAATAATCCTCGTTTAAGAGAATTTATTAATTCTCAATTTATAACTATTAAAAAATGTATAAAGTTATTATCTCCTAAGGTAGATGATCCCACAACTAAAATTAAATTAAATGAGGTTGCTAAATTATTAGTACCTATAGAAAAAGATGTTAAAGATGCGGATGTTTTAAATGTTATGCAATATTGGGAACTTATATCTGAATTATCTAAAAAATGATATCCTTAGTTGATTTATATAATGAAATAAAAGTAACCTCTTTAGCACAAATAGAAAAATTAATTCCTAAAGAATGGACTAAAGAAGAGATTACTGATGAAGACCAAGATAACGAATTATATGGTAGTAAAATTATAGAATATTATTCTGCACCTATGGAAGGATGGGATGAAGAACATTTAGATATAATTAAAATAATTCAAACTCCAGAAAATAAATTTAAAATAGATGTTTATATATCTTATGGTGAATATGAAGAAAATGAAAAAATTTTTAATTCATTACTAGAAGCTAAATTAGGAGCTATTGAAATAATGAAAGATATAATGAGTGATTGGGATGATGAAGGATTTGAAAATGAAATAGATGAAGTTTCAACAACAGGTGGAGGTGTAGCAGGTGCTACATTTACACCAGGTGTAGGAGAGCAATACGCTACTCCTTATGCTTTTGGTAAAAAGAAAAAAAAAAGTTACGAAGTAGGAGGTTATAAATCATTAAATCCAAAACAACGTTTTAAAGCTAAAACTTTTGATGTTGTTAATTGGAAATCTAATAAACCACATTATTTAAAAGAAATCAAAGTTATATTTAAAATAACACCTGAAATGGTTGATAAATTAGATAAAGAAATAATGCATAATTCTTTAAATAAAAGTAATAAACATCAACAAGAATATATGTTTATAAGAGGACAATATGGAAATGGAAATTGGGATTTAGAAAAGGGTATGATGAAATGGAAAAAAGAAGATTTAATTGGATTATTTAAGGATATTTTAAATTTTAAACAAAAATATAATTTATAATGGCAACAAAAACAGGTAATAAAAACGACTCACGTAAAGTATTGTTTGGTAAGCGTAAAGGTGGAAAAGCTAAAAAATTACGTAATAAACATGATAGAACTGAAAGGAATTATAGAGGACAGGGAAAATAGCAATATTTATATCAAATAATTATAATAAATGAAAAGTACTCAAGAACTATATATAGATGTATTGAAAGAAGAAATCACACCAAATGAATTTTTATTTCAAGTACGTAAAGATCCACGTTTTAAACAATGGATTACCCCATTACAATCATATAATGATACTATTCAAACCTTAAAAGACAAAGGTGCTATTAATGAATCATTTATAGATTCAGAAGGAAATGAATTAGATCCTGAAGATGAAGATTCATTTTTAGGAAAAAAATGGAGTAAAAATCCATCATGGGATGCAATGAATCGTTTAGACAAAGGAGAAGGGGATGATGACGATGAAGCAGTTGTTACTACATATTCTGGTGTAGGTAATAGTGCACTACATCCACGTCATGCTTTTTCAGTAAATGAAGATTTAAATAATTATAAAGCTGCATTTAATTCTATAATTGAAAAATTACAACAAGGTAATGGCAATGATGCTGAAGATGTAGATCAATTAATTGATATAGCGACTGTAGAATTTGATTTAAATGATGATGAACGTAAAACTTTAGATGTTGATGTATTTGATTGGAGAAATCAAGAATCAGGTACTGAATATAATGATGAAGAAACATGGGGAAGAGGTGATGAATTGGAAGAAGATGCAGGTATGCCTGTATTTCCTGAAACAGATCCATGGAAAGAAGATGAATTATCTGGTGGTTTAGGTGATACAACAGATTCTAATACTTTAAATAGAAAAGAATTAGAAATAGGTATTAATACTGAAATGGAACATACTAATGATCCTGTAAAAGCCAAAGAAATAGCAACAGATCATTTAACAGAAGATCCTCAATATTATTCTAAGTTAAATAAAGCACATTTACAGGAACAAACACGTGCACCTCATGTTTTAGATGTTAAAAAAGAATTTCCTGAATTTGATAATATCAGGTTTAATCAATTGCTAAGAGGTGCAAGATATGAATATGAATTAGCTGGAAAAAGAAATTGGAGCAAATGCTATGAAAAAGCTGGAAAAAATTTATTAAAAGACCCTTTATATTATGTTCATAAATTTAATAATTTAAAACCAAATAAAAAAAGAACAGATAAAGAAATACCTGTAAAAGGAGCTTCCATGAATGATAAGAAAAATGGAATGGTTCCTGCTCCTAAAAAAGAATCTAAACAATCAAGATTAAAAAAAGGTTCAACTTTTACACAACCTAAAAAACAAAAAGTTACAACCATGACTCAAAAACCATCATCTGCAAAAGGTGTGGCTAAGATGAAAGTACCTGGTAAAGAAAAAAAAGTTAAATTAAGTGAATCTAAATTAAATTTAATTGCTTCTATAATTAAGGAAGAAGTTGAGAATTTATTAAAAAAAAAAGTTAATGAGGTAAATGGTCCTGCTTATAAAGGACCACAAGGATATGATGATTCTACTGATAGTTATCAAGATAAAGATTCTCAAATTCAATATATACTCCAACATAAAAATTGTATTAAACAACAAGAACAATGTACCCCTGAATGGTTAGAATCCCAATCTAACTTATATATAAATAAATTATATGATGCTGTTTGTGAAAAAGTACAACAAAACAAAGATTTAGGAGATCAAGAACCTGAATTTTCACAATTGGGTGAAATGGTTTTATCTAAAAATTATTCTCATGAATTAGTTCAAAACTTATGGAATCAAGCGGTGTCAAGATTAGAAAATAAAGCTTTTAATATAGCTGAAAAAAGTGGATTTGATTTTTCAAAAAATAATTTTGAAATAGCATTTAATGATGTATATGAACAAATAAAAAACCTTCCATTAAATTCTAATAAATTATTATCTTTATATAAAAATTTAAAAAACAACATATATGGTTTAAGTTTAAATGAGGATCAAGAAGATTTATTAACTGAAGATGAAGTAAAATTACAAGAGGTTAAAGGATTAGAAATTAAACCTGGTTTAAATTTTACTATTCAAGGGGATTTAGGTAAGTTTAAACAAGGAGAAAAAGTAAATGTAATAGCTGTAAATAATTTTAGTAATGAAATTCAATTTACATTACGTAATGATCAAGGTACAGAAGATACTTTTATAATGGATATAAATGACAAATTTGATGCATAATTTTTTAAATTTTAAATAAATAAATGAAACAACTATTAATAGATTTTATACCTGCTAATTTGTCACCTTTAATGATTTTGGAAGCAAAATCAAATAATGGTAGATTACGTTTAAAAGGTAAGTTACAAGAAGCAGAAGTAAAAAACGGTAATGGTAGAATTTATCCAAGAGAAACTCTAGAAAAAGAAGTTAATCGTTATATTAAAGAAAATGTTAAATTACGCACTTCTATGGGTGAATTAGATCATCCAAATTCTGAAGTTGTTAATTTAGCTAATGTATCACATTTAGTTACTAATATATGGTGGGAAGGTAATAATGTAATGGGTGAATTAGAATTATTAAATACTCCATCAGGAAAAATTGCTCAAGAAATAATTACATCTGGAATACCATTAGGTATTTCATCACGTGCTATGGGTTCAGTTCAACAAATGGGTGAAGCTGTAGAAGTACAAAATGATTTATCATTAATAGGTTGGGATTTAGTGTCAAATCCATC